AGCTACACCCAGGTCAACACCGTTAAACGTGACCTTCTTCTCACCGCGAATCTCCATGCCTGCGCTGGACAGTTCACGATCATGGTCATAGCCCTCTTCCGAGTAGTCGAGAGTCTTAGCCCAGCCACAGAGCAGGGCATCAGCACCGAGCAGCAAGTTACGAGCGAACTCGCTACCTGAACCGTCGTTAAACTTAATGATACGCTCAGAAGGCTTAACGATGACGTTGTTCCACATGCCGAGTGCGCCAGTAGCAATCGGTGACTTCTCGAAACCGCGCTCAGCCAGGCTGTATGCGTGGTTCTGCCAATCAGAGTTGAAACGCAGATCACGAGCACACTGAAGGCTGATCAGGTTGGCGAACACTTCTTCGTTCATGCTGCCAACGCGAAGCGGCTGCATCTTGTAGGTGTTCGTTGCGCTGGACGAACTGTCGTTGCTCGACGGATCAGCAGTGCGAACCATGACAGTCGCTTCTTCGATCAGTGTCGGGCTGTACTTGTCGGTAGCAGCGATTACTGAGTTCAGGGCAGTGTTATCACTGTTAGCAGCAGTAACAGTTGCGTAACCATTGGCACCCGAAGCACGAATACAACGGCTTGCACCACCAACACGGTCATTCGTGTCAGTTGCGCTTTCCCAGGCAGTCTTGTCATCATCGTTGTAGGCAATACCTGTCAGAGTCTTAATACAGACATCTTCGTTGTACTGAGCGAAGTGACGAGCGATCTGATTCGACAGTTCCTTACGGACATCGAAGATCGTGCGCTGGTCAGTCATGTTACCACGCTTACGAAAAGCGTAGATAATCTCGTCAATCGAAACGTCCAGTGAGAACTCCTCGATGCTCGATTCGTTACCGAGAATAGTAACGTCCTGACCACGCAACGGGTTAGTGTGTGCGTGTGGGATGAAGTGGTAACGGACTGTATCACCAGCCTTACCCTTGAGCGTGGTATCCATGATAATGGACTTACCACTGCCCTTCTTTCCCGTCATGCCACGAAGGCTGAACAGCTTCAAGTGTTCCTTGAAGATATTCCGACTATGTTCAATCGGGGTGAGTCCTGAACCTGAGCCACGTACAAATGACGCCATTGTTCAATCTCCCTTATTAAGTGCCGAAGATTTCCTCCAGTATATCTTCTTCGACCAGCGAAATGACCGGCTTGCCCTCGCCCTTTTTCTTGTGCGAGTTGTCACCAGCCAGCGTATCGCCAACCTGGGGATTACTGGATTTGATCTCAGCTAATAGTTCTTGTTTGATTTGCTCCCTGTACGCATCAGGATTCTTCTCAAAATCCTCATACGACTTGAGCTTCTTACCGAGTTCATAGGCGGCTTCAGCAGTGCCACCTGAGTCGCGCCAGCGATTGATTAATGAAGGGTCTGCCTCCATCTTCGGGGCCAGGTACTCAGTCACGATTGCGTCATAATCCTCATGCGTCTTACGCGCCAATTGCTCCTGGCGATCCAACTCACGCTGGTATGCTTCTTCTTGAATCCGCTGCATCTCTTGCCGCAGTCGGTCCTCGGATCTCTTTTGGAGATTACGAAGTTCCTGCGTCACAAAAGCGACAGCTTCTTCGGGGTCTTCTGTGAACTTCTCCCGGTACTTGTCCAACAGGTCAGCCTCTTGCTCGGACTGCTCTTGCTCTGCTTTCGCGGTGGCATTCTGCTTCAGTGACTCAAGTTCCTTCTCCAACTGCAACCGTCGCTGGTGCTCGTTGTTGTAGGCTGTTTGCGAGTCCTTTCGGCGCTTCTCTTCAGTAGAAAAGCGTTCCTGCCAGTTCTCAGGTTGTTCGTCGGTCTGTTCCGAGGACTGAGTTTCTTCCTGCTCCTGCTCACTCGTAGCGCCACTGGTTGATTCTGCCTGTTCAACTTCCGTTGAGCCTTCGGTAGATTCTTCAGTGGGAAGCTCGCCAGCGAGTTCTTCAATGAAGGCCTCAGTCTCGTCCATCTCGACTTCTGCTGTCTCTCCGTCCATAGCGTGTTAGCGCCCCGAAACCGGGGGAAGCTCCTTACTAATTAGGGTTGTCCTCCAGCCTGGGCCGCCATTTCCATCTGCATCTGTTGCTGTTGTAGCGCCATCTGCTGTTGCTGGTAGGCTTCAAGCTCTTGGATGATTCTTTGTTTGTCCGGTAGATCCACTAACTCAATGATGAGCTTCGCGGCTATCTCAGGTGGCAACGCACCGGATTTCGCTGCCTCCACGATTGAGGTCATAGTGTTCTGTCGAACTGTCGAGTACTGAGGCACTGGCTTCAGCACTACGTCATATCGCAGAATGTCCTTGATCTCATAGAAAATCGGATTCCCGTCAGCCCCTTCGTACTCTTCGTTGAGTAGATAGTACTCGTGCGTACCATTTGGCTGGGTAATGCGCACTGTGCGCTCGTCGGTGTAGTAAAGGCCCATCAAGCGGAGTATGACATGGGCAATGCGCTTTTTGCTGAACATCAAGTTTTCCAGCATTGCTGTCTGCATCTGAGCGCCTTGAAGCAACCGAGATGCTTCCTGTTCTGCGCTTCGGGCGTTTACACCACCCATGCCAAGTAATGCGTCATTGACTCCACTGACTCGCTGCCCCATGCCAACCAGGAATTGCATCATTCCTGATAAGTGTGCTGATTCCTCAATATTCTTAAGGATCTGAAACTTGCCGCCTGCCCCTGGGCGAAGCATCACCAACCCATTAGGCTTGGCTACCTCTGCGCGAACCTGGTCAGGATCATCGGCTGCGTCCTCTTCCATAACCACCTGGCGAGTGCAGATATTCCACTGCCACTTGCTGTAGACCTTGTTCAGTGTGTCCTGAATCGGCAAGATCCACTCAACAATGCCTTGCGGTTCGCCCTTGCGGTTACGGGAGGCAATAAAGGGAACGAGTGGGAAGGTTTCTAATTGTTGCCCATTCGCTGAATAAGGCATCTCGTTGTCTGAGTCTTCCTCGCTTCCTTTAAGAAACACAGTGCCAGTGTATATGCAGTGCCGCATTTTGCCATCAGCGTCACGATACCAAACCTCGTTGATAGCGACACGGCGATTGCGGTGATCGTAGTAAGCAAACTCGCCTGAGCCAGTGTTGGTTTGCGCTGCATACTCCTGCCCCTCGAAATCTTCGCGGTAAGCATCAAAGTACACATTCAACTCTTCGCCTTTATTGGGCCATCGCTTAACAACTGTGTCACGGTCCATCCAAATCTGTCGGATGATATACCGGGCATCAGAACCATCAGGCTTGCGAAAGTAGGGGTCCCAAAAAACTTCTTCCCATGGAATGTGATCAACGTGGATTTGGTGCTGATCCAGTTCGTCCTTCTTGACGCTGACCTGCATCCAGCCCATACCACCGACGACACCAGTGCGAAAAAACTGGCCTTCATAGTAGTCGTAGTCGTTTTGGTCGTAAGCCTGCTTAAGAAGCTCAGTCAGTACACCGGCGAGTTCGTCGTCTGACATCTCGCGCCCGACAACCTGGTAGTCACTCTTGCGCTGCGAGTACATCGCACACACCATGTCAACAGTAGGGCGGCAGATATTAAGAACAGTTGCCTGTTGGCCTCGCGCCTCCAGTGTGGCTTTCTCTGGTTCCGTCCACTGATCACCGTCGTAATAACTGAAATGGTTGTTATTGCGTTCGCGCCATGCCTCCTGGTAGAGTTGGGCGTCCACGAACATTCGGTGAAAGCGGTGGTGTGGTGCGCGTATATTTACTGGCATTTCGGAAATTTCTGAAAGTTAAAGCTATGGGGTATAGGTAACACCCAATCTTTTTTTACGACATTAAGCTAAGCGCCAACTTTGGGGGTCGGTCTTTTTCTTGAAGTGCTTGCGCTTCTTCTTCTTAAGAACCTCTGACCGACGGAACTCGTAGTCGGCGTAGAATGTGAGGTTCAAGGCATCAGCCAGGTCAGGACTCTTAACCTTACGCTTACGCAGGTCGTCCTTGGTTTCAGCTTCGATCTTGCCGCTCGTAGGGGAGTATCGGAACTTTGGCACAGCAAGTTCCTTCGCCAAGCGCTTAAAGTTCTCGTCATCACTCAGGAATCGTGGCTTCATGTCCTTAAAGAACAGTCGTGATTGCCACCACAGCCAATCTCTCAGCCTTCTGCACTTTGTGCCACCGTCTTCAGGTGGACTCTCTGCCACGTACACCGGGAGCACTGGCAGACCGGCTTTTCGCAGAGCGGCGTAAACACCTGCGCCAATGCCCGTTGCATCGACACATATCCAGCGAATGTCTTGTTTGCTCTTTTTGTAGTCATTATAGACCCCAGTAACTCTCGCTGCCGTCTCAATTGGGTCGTAACCATGCCACTTCTCCACTGATTCAATGTTCGGGCCGTGCCTTACTACAAGTGCACTGTCGTCATCACCCTGGTAGGCAACGTCTACGCCCATGATCCGGTGACGGTTGACAGGTGGCATCACCTCTCGTGTCCACGCTTTCTCTATCCAGGCAGACTTAATCAACTGGTCTGACTCGCTGTCAGGGAACTCACCAAGCACACGAGCCATGTAAACTGGCGAACGCTCACCAAACTCAGCCTTCATACTTTCGATGTACTCAGGAGAAACACGCCCGTAGGCTGTGATCATCTCAATCTCGCCATCCGGATGAACAAACGGGTACTCCTTCGGGTCGGTATCCAGTTCGTCCTCGCAGTTCACCACCATCGAATGCCAGGGGCTGAAATCAGCGGTGTGCGCGTTATAAGCGTAACCATTGAGCCGGGTAGGGTTGCCGGTCATGATCGCATAGCTCTCGCGCTCTGACATGGCACCACGACCAACCTCATACACCTCGTCAGGGATACCGAAACCCTCATCGAACACAAACATGCATGGCTCACCGTGGAAACCCTGCAATGCGTCGGGGTTCTCTTTGCGGCTTGTACGCAACTTGCTGAACCACGCCTTGCGCTCTTCGCGGCAGTACAGTTCGTCGCTGTTGACCTCAAAGAATTGACGCAGAAACGGGTGAAGATGGTTGCTGAGCAGCTGCACCTCACCCCACACAATATCCTCAATATTCGCACCACTCGGACCCGTAACAGGGTTCTTCATGGGCTTACCGGGGTTTTTCATGCAGACGTTAAACCGCCAAATCTCCCAGCCAAGGAATCGGGTCTTGCCCACACCATGACCTGAGCGGATAGCCAACTTCTTCTTAATCGGTAGCAGTGAAAACGCTTTAGCCTGCCAGTAGTTAGGCATGCCGTGCTGCCTGGCATTCATTGCCTCAAAGGGGAAGGCGAGGGGATAATTGCGCCAGCGATCAAGATACCAGCCGAGGTTCTTGGCGTTAATCTCTATCTCAGCCTGCGTTACCTGCATTACTTCTCGTTCAGCCAGGTGATCTTATCCGCAGCCTTGTCCTTGGTTGCCATGATGATTTCAGCACCAGCGAATTGTCTGCCCACTTGGATAAAGGCGTCAGCGAACTCATCCACAAATTCCTCAAAATTATCCTTCGGCAGACCCTTCTTAAGGACTTTCATCTTGTGCGTGAGCTTCTTATTCTCACCCTTCAGGCGTGCTAACTCCGCAGTCAGCGAACTACTATCAGGCAGCCCAGTGAGCAGGTTGCTCAGTTGCAACATGTTCTGTTCAAGGTCCTGGTCAACCGGCTGAGCCTTTGGCAAGAACTGCATAAGCAGCGATGCCTTGTTACTCGCTGGTAACGCATCCAGTACATCAGGGTCCTGTGCCCACTCAGCTGCCTGCTTAGCTACAGCCTCTTGAATGACAACAGTATTCTTCCTGCCGCGCTCAGCCTTGCTATTCGGAGCTTGACTCTTTCCTCTTGGCACGTGCTTCCTCGATGATTCGGTTAAGTGATTGGCTGTAGTTCAGCCCCTGCCTGTTCGCCCGATACTGGATATACTGGTCGTTATCGTGCTCAACTCGCACTGATCTCTGCTTTGTTGCCATCGCAAATAGCCTTTCTTATCTTATCAATAGCCCGGCCTTCATAGTGGCGAATAGTGCGCTCTGACCACAGTTTCCCACGCTCAGTGCGAACACCCAGGCCGTTCAAGATCGCAACCGTCTCACCATTAGTAAGCGCATGGCCGCATTCCAGTTTCTTTGTAGCGCGAATGAGCTTAAGGCATTCTGCTGCCTCTCTCTCAACCTCGTCGCAAAGATCAATCAAGTCTCTACTCGTCAGGCTCAATATTGGGTTCCTTAACCGTAGCAGTTATACCAGCATGCTCATTGATGATCTCTTGTATCAACCGAGCCTCATGGGTTCGCCAGCCTTCTCGCGCATATGCACAGAGCAATCGGAGCCGACGACCCAACGGCACAACTTGCCGCGAGTCAAGGGTCCACTCGCTAAGTGCATCGTCAGTCATTCTTCTCTTCTCGTTATCGTGATCTCT